AAATTGCTCTCATTGGAGAGGGAACAACACCACATACATCTGTTTATATCCCTCTCGTGGGTAGCATAATTGATAAATTAGGAAACACTGCCGAAAGAGAGCAGGGTTTTATTGAGGAATCTAGCACAAATGGTTGGATCACCCGGCTTCGGGGTGGTTTTGGCACACAGGGCCTGAGTTACGGTTCACCCGAGGACACAAACTTCGGTGCATCCGCAGACTGGTATTCTGTTCAAAACTATCTTCTGTACGGTGGTAATGTTATCGTTGGTAGAACAGCAGACAATCTTCAATTCCAAAACATCGACTCCGCTTTTGTTACGGATCTTGGACTTCCTACCACTGAATTAAATACGTTGGTGGAAAACAGAGGTGGAGATTTCGTTGCCGTGTATCCTGCGGGTGGATCTGGTGACTCTGCTACAGTTGATCTTGTAGCATCAACTGGTAATTTTGTTGAAAATAAAGTTCACGTTTTTGGTTACAAGAAACATCTCAATTACCAAAGAAGTGGGATCATTAACGACTCCTCAGAATTAATCACAACACCATGCACCCCAGATGTTGCCGGTTGTCTTGCAAGAACTGATAGAGATTTTGCTCCTTACTATTCACCAGCAGGTTTTGTTCGAGGTAGAATTCTTGATGTTGTTCGGCTTGTCAAAAATCTCACTGAAGCCCAACAAGATACACTATACGAGGCAAATGTTAATCCAATCATTACATTCCAAGGTCAAGGAACATTCCTCTTTGGTGACAAGACAATGAAAGATGAGTCATCCTCTCTGAGTAGAATTAACGTTTCTCGTCTCTTTATCTTCCTGAAGAAACGAATTGGTGATATCGCTAAACGAAAACTCTTTGAATTTAACGACAGCGAAACTAGAGAATCATTTAGAGTTTCCGCAGAAACCATTCTTCGTGGTGTGGCTGCAAACAGAGGTGTATTTGACTTTAGAGTTGTTTGTGATGAAACAAACAACACACCCGAAGCGGTTGACGCTGGTATCTTTGTTGCCGATGTGTTCGTGAAACCAACCAAGTCTGTCAACTTTGTTCAATTAACATTCACAAACGCAAACACCGCTGATGATATCTCCGGTGGACTTTCAGAAGTTTAAGAGATAGGAGCAGTTCATGAACATTGACAATTTCAGAAATGTCTTTAAGGGAGGAACTCGACAAAATAGATTTAGAGTTTCCGGAAACCTCTTTACACCAGGCGGTCAGGGCCTCGATTTAAATGCTATCGTCTCCTCTGGTAACTTACTTGTAAAAGCAACACAAGTTCCACCTTCAACAATTGGTATTATTCCTGTTCCGTTCCGTGGTCGAATCGCAAAAGTTCCCGGCGATAGACAGTATCTTGAATGGCCAATCGTCATTTACGACACCGACGAGGCCATGTATACTAGATTCCAAGAGTGGAGTATCGCTCTGAATGATCACGCATCAAACACTAGAAAAAGCACTTTTGGTGACACACAGGAAACCGGACTTCAAACATGGTCAGTTGAGCATTTAAATTTAAACGGAGACGAAACACTCAAGAAAATCACGCTTCATAACTGTTGGCCGGTTGAAGTTGGATCTATCGACTTGAGTTATGATGCTCTTGATACCATCGTTGAATTCCCAGTTACAATTGCTTACGATTATTTCACCGTTGATAGCGATTCAAAAGCGGCAACAACTCCGAATGATGATTCCGCACCTAGTGGTAATGGATCGGCAATCTAATCAAAGTAATATAAATACCTAGCACATCCAACTAACTGTGAGGTATTTAAATGGCAATTAATCTTTTTGGTTTCACAATAGCAAGAAACAGACCTGAACAAGAGCCGGGTGCGAACGATGTTATCGCACCCGATTCTTATGATGGTTCCTTTCATTTAGACTCTGGATCCATCTATGGTGGATTCATGAGTTCTTATGCTGATTTTACTGGATCAGCAAAAACTGAAGAGGAATTTATTAAACGATATAGATCAATGTCACTTTTTCCTGAAGTTGACATGGCAATCGAGGATATTGTAAATGAGTCGGTTGTTTCAGATAATGATAATAAACCGATTAAACTAGATTTAGAGGAAACACTTCTTCCTCCACAGATCAAAAATGCCATTTATCAAGAATACGATAGACTTTTGGATTTATTTAACTTCCACCACCAATCACATGACATTTTTCGTCGGTGGTATGTGGATAGTAAATTATTCTATTACATCATGATTGATGAACAGGCACCAGAAAATGGAATTAAAGAACTTCGGCCCATTGATCCATTAAAAATTAAAAAGGTTCGAAAAGTTAACAAACTCCAAAATAGCAGTGCGATGACAATGCCAAGAATGGGTGAAGTGCAAGATTTTTACCTGTATACCAACACAGATAAATCTGCTACTTTCCAAACAGGACAGGGTGGAGTTCGGCTTACCAGTGATTCTGTTTTGTATTGTCACTCAGGTTTAATTGACTCTACATCAAAAAGAGTGGTTGGATATCTTCAAAAAGCAATTCGTCCCTTAAACATGCTTCGTCAACTCGAAGATGCCGCTGTTGTTTATCGCATCTCCAGAGCACCAGAACGAAGAGTTTTCTATGTTGATGTTGGTAACATGCCCACTCAAAAAGCACAACAATATATTGAGGGTCTTGCAAAGAGATATCGTAATAAACTTACATATGATCAAAGCACCGGAAATATTCGTGAGGATCGAGATCACTTCCACATGATGGAAGATTTCTTCCTCCCACGAAAAGAAGGTGGTAAAGGGACAGAAGTTTCAACCTTGCCCGGAGGAACAAATCTCGGTGAGATGCGTGATGTCGAATACATGCTTCAAAAACTTTATCGTGCATTGAACGTTCCACCGTCTCGTCTTCAAGCGGACAGTGGATTTAATATGGGACGCTCCGCTGAGATCACAAGAGATGAGGTAAAATTCTCTAAATTTATCAACAGACTTCGTGATAATTTCACAAAACTGTTCACAGACGCTCTTAAAATTCAACTATCCCTTCGGGGAATCATGAGTATTGATGATTTTGAGATGATTCAAACCAAAATTAAATTTAAATATAACAGTGATTCTCATTACTCCGAACTTAAAAATATTGAGTTGATGCGTGAAAGACTCTCTGTTGCTGCCGGAATGGAGCCATATGTGGGTAGATATTTCTCAAATTCCTACATAAGAAAGGAAATCTTCGGTATGAGCGAGGATACAGAATCCAGAAACTTTGCTGAAATACAAAACGAGTTAAAAACTGGGGAAATTGCTATCCCCGAAGCACCGGAAGGGACTGAGGAATGACAGATAAAATTATCAAAGAAGCATTTCAAAATAATCAAGAGGGCTTTGCCGAAGCGTTTACTGATGCTTTAGGTCACAAACTCCAAGAGGCACTCTCGGATTGTAAGAATAGAATCGCAAAAGAACTTTTTGAAAAAACAGAGGAAGTTACAGAAACTGATGCTTTTGCATCTATTATTTCTGAGTGTATGACTGAAAACATTGAAGTTAATCTTGATCTTCCAAATGGTGAGAGATTACACGTTACTCCAGACGTTGCATCTGTTTTATCTGAAACTCACGATAATCTTCCGAAAGAAATGCAACAGTCTTTTAGAGAAATGGTGTTTGAGTCCAAAGACAAGTATACCAAGATTTTAGAAACAATTGTAACAGGAGAAGAGCAATGAGTTCAAAAGATGCAATCCAAAAAATCTTTGAAAGAAAAATGAGTGATGCAAAGGATCTTTTGGACTCTTTGCTCTATGAAAAACTTTCCGATAGTTTAAATTCATTGCATGAAGCCAAACTCGATCCTGTTGGAAAAGAAGATGGTGATATCGACAACGACGGTGATGAAGACGACACTGATTCGTATCTTGCAAACAGAAGAAAAGCCATCGGAAAAGCGATAAAGCAAAAGTCGATGAAAGAGGGAAAAGAGGAAGAGGAAAAAGAAGACACGAAAAAACTTGACTCAAGAGGTTTAGGTGTAACTCGTCAGAGTGGTCTTGGTAAGCCATTAAAAGATAAAAAAGG